CTATCGGATTCTGAACTTTTGACGGGCTTTCTGGATTTTTCCCTTCCAGAGTTTCAGGCGTGATTATCATCTTGCGTCCGTTTTTGTATTTGAAAAACGCCGGGACTCGCAGCATCACTTTGCCTTCCGGCAGAATTTCCGGGAAAACAGTCCCAGCCTCTTTACCTGTCATCGTCTTTTCCTTCCTGTCTGAAATATCAATCCCCGAAAGTTCCGCTATCAATGAAGGCATCTCGTCAGTCTTCAGAATGATACTGATTGAGTCCTCCATAACATTTATGCTCTCGATCATCAGACGCATCAATCGGTATTGCTCTGTCGGAAAGAGCATGTCCCAAAGTTCCTCGATATTTCCGAACGCATTGCCGATATCCTGCTCTTCTATTGGTTCCGCTTTGAAACGGACAAGCTCCTCTTTTATCCCATTGAGCCGTGTCACAAGATTTTTAACAGATTCTATTTTCTCATCTTTTTCGGGCAAATTAGTACCCCTCAATTTGGTAATTTCAGATTGAATGTTATAAATTTCTCTTTCGCATGATTGCTTTTCTATTAGCAACTTCTCCCGTTCGGATGTCTCAAGCTCGCTTGCCTTTGCGAAAGTATGGGCCATCAGGCTCGGAGTCCTGAATACCGCGCCCAGCTGCTGGATAACGGCTTTTTCGACATCCCCGCCGGGAATCCGCTTCAACGGACAGGTACTGACCGCACGCTTCGAGTCTTTTTGGCAGAAGTAATATGTATAGCGCCGTTTACCGTTTCTGCTGTAAGTCGGAGCCATCGCGCCGCCGCAGTGTCCGCATCTGATGATTCCCCGAAGCGGCGTATTCATTTCGATTTTACTTTTCCGTTTCTGCCCGTGACAACTGTCCTCAAAAATCTGGTGAACCTTATCCCACGCCTTCTGACTTATCATTGCTTCGTGTTCGCCTGGAAAAGTCTTTTCATAATGAGTCACTTTTCCAAGATAAACCGGGCTGTTCAAGACACGGAAGATATGACCTGTATTCCACGGCTGGCCTTCATGATGCCTGTCCTTTCTGGAAGTCCATGTCTTTGTCCTGTAACTTTTTTCATTAAGCTCAGCAGCCAGCTTTTTAGCGGAACCTAATTCAGGATAACGTGCAAAAATATATTTTACGATTTCGGCCTCTTTCTCATTTATTACCAACTTTTTCTTTTCAGAATCGACATCATAACCTACAATAGGATAGCCTCCGCAGTACTTACCGCGCCTCTTCGAAGCCGCTATTTTGTCACGGATTCGTTCCGCAATAATTTCCCTTTCATACTGTGCGAATGTCATCAGAATATTGAGCATCATTCGCCCTGCCGAATCGGTAGTCTGGATATGCTGTGTAACCGCAACAAAATTCACGTTATACTTGTTGAGATTCTCGATAAGTTGGGTAAAATCCAGAAGCGATCTGGAGAGCCTGTCTATCTTGTAAACAACTATGCAATCGATATTTCCAGCTTTGACTTCATTCATTAGATGCCTCAGAGCCGGACGCTCCATATTGCCTCCTGAGAACCCGCCGTCGTCATATTTTTCGGGCAATGCTATCCAGCCGTTTTCCTTCTGACTGGCGATGTAATTTTCGGCAGATTCCCGTTGCGCGTCCAATGAGTTAAATTCGAGTTCCAAACCGTCTTCATGGGATTTTCTTGTGTATATACCGCATCTGACAACTTTATCTCCATTCATGATCATCCCTTTTTCTCATTAATTGTTCTTTTTATTCTCGTGCCGCGGGGCATCCTGTCCAGCTTTGACAATCCAAAAAACTGGCGCCCGTTCCAGTGCGATCCGGTAATCTTTTCCGTAACTGCCGTAAGGGAACGAAACCTCTGTCCTTCGTACTCAAATCCGCCCTGAACTACAGATACTTTATGCTCTTTCTTGTTCCACATTCTGACAAGCTGCGTCCCGATTGTGAAATCTGATTTCTTGCCGTTTTTTGAATAATCATTATTTGATTCAGATTTCTGTAATACGTCTTTCACTTCTTTTTTTAGGCCACCGTAAAAAAGCTCCTGCAAACGATAAGCCAGCTGTCGAAACATAAAATCCCTGCCGTAACTCGGCGGCTCGGAACCGTAGAGGTCGCGCCATTTATTCTGAAGTTCCTCAAGCGACATCTTCTGCAATGCCGCGAGCTGGCGAAGAACGGAGTTGCGGTTTTTATCATCTGCCATTATTGCATCCTTTCTTTTATAGTATTTCCCATTTTTGACAATCTTCTGATTCAATTCACGAGGCCGACTCTATCGCCGCCGAAGGCGAGCAGGTCGAAGACCTGCACCCCACTTCCAGAACTTATGCAATGGTAATTTTATGACGTCGATCACAGGCCGTAATTCAATGCGCACCGATTATCTCAATCGGTAAGCCTGCCCGTGGCGGGGGCCAGGCTCTTTTGGAACCCAGCGCAGGCTTCGCCTGCTTAGAGTTCCAAATGCGGTAATTCTATCATCCATTCAGTGTAAACTTGCCTTTTTCGGCTTTTTTGAATCGGGAATTTTCCTTCGTCAAAATTTCCCGTCCGATAGCGGCGGAGAGCGTGTTGCTTGGGGTTTTCCCGGTCTGACTTTTCCACAAATTTGCCTCGGCCATTGCCGCTATCATCTCCTTTGCCGACATGGGTTGCGAAGCAACTTTTAATACTTCCACAGCCGCATCGAGCATGGACATTTTCTTTTCGGTTTGCAGAACTGGAAGCTCGTGAACCTCAAGGCATTTGATGAAGCGTTCGGCATTGTTGACAGGAAACTTGTTCCCCGAAGGAGCTTTGACATTCCAGCCGCGTTCCGTCTGTTCTATGACGGTCACTTCGATTTCGTTTCTTCCGACTTTTACCTGATACTTTTTCCCGATTGTGATTTCCGATGCATTCATTTTTTTTAACTCCTTCTATTCGTTGCTGTTAAATGTTTTATGCTTTTCTAGTGTCATTATAAAGCATTAAAAGACATTAGCAACGAATTATCATTCAAACATAAGCTATTTATTATTAATGAATTATGCCTTAATCCCCTGTTCTGGCGCGCTATTTGCATGTAGCATAGGAACAGCTTTTATTTTTCCTCTGTCTTAGTCGCTTCTTCTTCGGTTTTAATAGCCGGTCCTTTGATTTTGAAAGTCGTTGTGCCGTTGCCGGAACCCGTCCAGAAACTGATGTCGTTGTAGGTCGTCGACATGTCAACTTCGCCACCTTCCGGAGCATCGGCGAAACGCGTTATGATTACCCCCAATTTCAGGCACGCTATCGAGCTTGAACTGTAAAGGTTCGGCACTTGCAAATCGACGCCATAAACCTTCGATTCGATCGCGACCGTCTTCTCCTTCAAGGCCGTGCATCCCGTTAAGATTCCCACTGCTGCTATTGCGATGACTGTTTTTGTGATTCTCATAGATCCTCCTTTTATTTAGTATAAAATTGTGCCTGCGTCGATTCCGCAAGCCGTTAATAATTCGATTACTTGCGTATCATTTATGGCGATTTCCGTTGCCGCATTCCAGCGGTCATTGGCATATTCGTTATTGGCTAATGCCGCCTTGACAAGCGCCCTCTTTCCAATCGCTTCAAGCCTGTCGACTATCGTCAATTTCGATATATATTTTATTGGTTCAATTTCTTCATCTGCGGCATCGGGTTCGTTGCCTTCTCTTATCCAATTTTGGAATTCCAAATCGGAAGCTGTTCCGTTGCCGACTGGGATACTCGCGTTGTTCTCAGTATCAAGAACAAGTTCATTTTCATTCACCCACTTATAGCGCATGATAAATCTCCAGTTTAAAGCTCGGCATCGAAGGTGAATCCGACGCCTTCCGTAACATTATTGAACGAAATACGACCGACTGATGTCGAAGTAGCCCCTAAAATAAAAGTCGTTGTTGTCGGACCGTATGTGATGGTCGGCTGGTTGCAGTAGCTGACAATCCACGTTCCGATTCTTGTAATCGTAGGAGCCACTCGCATCGGAACAGGAAACGAGACCGGAATTCCCACGTAATTTCCTGAAGTACCGGAATAAAGTCCATAGATGACAAACTCACCGCCTTCCGTTTCCTGGCGGAAATAACGCAGACTGTCCATGTATTCCTGAGCATATGTTTTTATGATTGGCGCCACATAGGAAATGCCATAGCTAAGTGCCGCATCTGCAAGTTTTACCACATCACCGGCAACTAGACTCCCGGAGGGAATAACGAGTCGAAATTCCACACCGTTTCCGATATTTGAATAGCCGGATAAATCACCTGTCCAGGTGACTTTTGTCCATGCAGAGTCGGGACATTCCTGCAAAGTTGCCGAATCCACAGTCGTTATGCTGCTCCAAGTGTCGGAGACTGACGGCGTCCTGATCTGCAGCACGGGAGAAAAAACGGCACCTGATCCGTTGTAAATATATATTGAAAAATAGACCGTGCTTCGGGGTGTGTTCATTGCCTCGATTCGCTGCCCGATATAGACGGCAGTCACGCCGGAAGCGCCAGTTAACTGCATGGAATATCTTGAGCGGCTGGTACTTGGCACGCTTGCGGATCTTGCAACCGAGGCAAGTGTCCCGCCGCCAGTCTGGAGAGACCACCTGTCGGCAAGATATGCGCGGCTTGTCGATATCGCTGAACTGCTTACGCCACGTTGCCAGACTGAAAAATTGCCATTAATGAAGATATTACTCTGCGCTCCAACGCTCCCACTGCTCGAATTTTCGACTATACTATCAACTTCGCTTTTTGAATAAGTCTCTGATTTTGGGTAAACATTATCCAATCTATCCTTAACGGACTCCGTTGCCGAAAGAGGGATATCCTGGGCGCGAACACAGTCCGGATCAGACCAACTTGTCTTCAGCCATTTTCTGCCTGTTTTGCTCATTGTTTCTCCATAATTCAATCCCCTCCCGACCTGCGAAGCAGGTTATTTATGCCACTTCGTGGTCGGGAGAAAGTAAAGTCCAGAGCCTGCTCTGGTCAGCTCTGGTATTCGAGTATCAACACATCGCCTTCGCCGATATCGCCCGAAAGCCCGGTCGCTCCGCCGTTGCCATTGATGTGCAGTTCCGTATCGTTCAGGACATCGAAATCAGCAGTCGCGCCGCTGGTTCCGACGACCTGTTTATTGACCTGCATCGGGCCGCCGAGAACAGTCATCCTGACCGCCTGCGCGTTCACCGGCGTGTTGCCAAGAGCGAAGTAACCTGCGGTAACTTCGGCGGCTGTCACCGTGTGCATTTCCTGAACTATTTCCTCGCCGGAAAGATTTGCCAATGCGTTGTCGATCCCGGCAAGATGGGCAGATAATTCACTCGCGCTGTCGACTTCAGCTGGCGTGGTGTCGGGCGTATAGTTTGTCGGAGTATAATCGATATCGATTTTATCGCCATCAATTTCTGCCGTGCCACCACTGAGAAGGTCGGAAGACTTCACCGACAATGTGTTGCCTGTCTTTTGCAGACCGTTACCGGCAGTTATCGAACCAGCTCCGCTGAACTGTGTGAAATTGAGGTCGTTTGTGCCTACAACATCAGCGAGACTGTCGCTGGTGCAGACCCAGCCGGAATCGGCATAATTCGTACCCTGTTCGACGAAGCAGAATGAGCCAGCCGCAGAGAGTCCGGCCGCAAAATCCACGGGCCGTTCCCAAGACTCTGGTCTCACGAGCCAGATGCCGTTTTCAGATGAGGTCGTCTGGTTTATCAGAAGAACACGGTCGCCATCAACGAGTGAAGTCCCATCGACCGATTGGGTTCCTGAAATCGTCAGATTTGAGTCAGCAAGCGCCTTCACTGAAGGCTTGATATCAAGGCCTTGCGCCACGGCATCAACATAGGCTTTTCGAACCAGCTGATTGTCAGTCGTGGGATCAGCCGATGCGGTCGGAGCATTGGTGAAGTTCCAATTCCCGGCGACAGTTTCGTCCTGATCTAGACGCGCTATATTGGCGTTATCGGCCAACTTCTCGAAGTCGATATTTCCGGCGAGCTGATCGTTTGTGACGCCGCCATTTTTGATGTTCAGGCCGTTCGCGGTACGCTCCAGCGCGCCCGACGCATCGACCTTTACCCTCAGATTTACGCCGTCATTTTCAAGCGACTGCGCGTCCTTGTTAATCCATTTTGCGTTCATTTTTGACATAATATTTACCCTTCTATTTGATATTTTATTCTCAGCGTATCACCCTCTGCGAGTTCATTTTCGAGGAGATATCCATTCCATGAAACCGTTGAATCCGTAAGTAAAAAATCTATTCTTTCATGTTGCTCCAGCCCTCCTATTATTATTAGGGTCAGTGACTCTTTATCTGATGGCGTATTTGCCAGAATTATCTGCTTTGCTATGATGTCATCAGCTGTTAAAATGTGATCTTCGATCACCCAATCTTTCTCGGGATGCGTATGATTGACGTCGGCCTTGCTATCAAGTAAATCATTAATTTGCGCAATCGAATATGTGCCGTTTGTCACGGGTGTCGGAGTATCCGTACCTCCGGTACCGCGACGGTTTCGCACGCTCATATCGAACTGGATAAGGAAGCCCGGATCGTCTTCTCCCGATTCATAACCTGCCAGTTCCGCACCCAGTTTTATGCTTGGGGAATTACCCAATACAGCAATCAACTCATCGGTATTGGTCTCGTTGAGCGGAATGTTTATCTGTGAAAAAACTTTCTCATTGACGGTTACCTCGGTAATGCTGATATCAACCTGCATCCTGATCTGGACGGGCGTCGCAATATTCCAGTCGTGTGCAAGCACAAAATCCCAGCCGATATAGTCGAGATTTGCCGCAGAGAACGCCGTTCCTTCCTTGTCCATGAGCCGCAGACAGAGCAATGCCCTCATTCCCCTTGTTATTGAGGGAGTTGTCTTTGCCGGCTGATTGAATTCGTCGACAACCGTTGCCACGACATCACCAGCCTTCAGATATATGACTATTTTCTGCATTTAATCCCTTTTATTATCCATTTTTTTCAACCCTGAAATTCAAACTCGGGTTTTATCACATGGAGAAACTGGTAATAGTAATAAGCTGAAAAAGAACCAGTTTTAAACACCCGGTACTCGTCCTGCTGTTCCGGTATTGTCGGCAGGGAAGGAATTTCAGCAGACGGCCTGAACAGCTCAACAATAGCATCCTGAAAATCTGTTTTAGCCTCAAGCCTGTAAGACTTAACGTATTGCAAAGTTCTCAATTCGTTACTGCCTAATCCCAGAGGATTCCATGACTCAAATGGCGCCCATCGGTGGATATATTCAGGGTCTATTTCATTGTTATGATCATATTTTGTATCTGGATTAATTCCGATGGACCCGTTATAACCCCATTCAAACAACATCGCATACGTATCCACATTCAACGGGACTGAAGCGCGTGTCGCCAATGCCCCAGCAAAGAATTCATCATATTCAAGATTCCCGAACGAACTATCGGTAATGGACACGCTTCCATCGGGATAGGTAGTCATGCCAGTATGCGCAGAACAATAGAGACGCCAGCCGTAATAGGACCCACTGTCTACAAATGCCCCGTCCGAATCATAATATGGTGTTTTAGCATTCGTCTTAAGCTTTTCAAACACAGCCGATAATGACGTTTCAACAGGCAGATCGCCGCCTTCAGCTTCACTGTTATAATCCGGGTCGTCCGGGTGTCCTGCATCAGTGTCCTTGGAATACCAGGCGGAGTGTTTGCTCTTTCGATGTAAAACATAAGACCCCATCGCGTTGAAGTTCTGGGATGTCGCGATAGGATTTGCCCACGGGCTGCGTTGCACAAAAACCTTTAACGCATTGAGAATATGATATTTCTGACGCGCCCATTTGGTATTATCTCCGTAATCAGAGAATAGATAAAGTTGGTCGTCTCCTATATATTCCAATATATCGGTAACTTCCGTAATGACTGCAAAATTGTGGTATGTCGAACAGTTTAATGTGGACTTTGGCGTAAGCATGCTGGTAATGGTCGGACTGGTATATGTGTCGTAATATATCCCTTCAAAATTATCCACCTCCCACCAGCGAATCCACATATAGGTGGACGAGTAAACCATTTTCTGGATGGCGGCATCAATCGCATGTCCCATCTGCGTGTATTGATGAAAGCTGAGTTTTTGACATCCCATCGGCTTAATAATGGGATTCGTCACGGATTTATTTACTTCGGCATCACGGTAACCAAGCGAGAAATTATTGTTGTTATAGTAATCGTGAGTAAACAAAATATCCCCGCTTTCCCTGTTCACGGCAAAAGTATTGTTAATCTGGGCAAAACTCCGCTCTGTCTGACCATTTTTGTTACTGTAAAAGGGAGCCCTTTCGAGAATGGCCCGCCTGAGCGCATCCAGGCAGTCCGCTTTCCAATATTCAGGATTATTCCAGTTTATGTTGTAATTATTCCAGCCCATTATTGCCAATGTCCATTGTAAGCTGTTGGTAAAAAAGTGATCAGCCGTGCGGCTGTCTTGGAGCCAATGTGTGCCTGATATTCCGAGAAGCTGAGAGTTATTGTGAACGGATACGGGTCATCTCCGCTTCCTGCCCACACTCTCGTAAGCGTAACCACCGACATTCCTGAGTGATATGGCAGGATGCCAGTGTATTTCCAGTATGATAAATCTGTCTCGTAAATCCGGCACTCGGCGCTTGTCTTGAAACGTCCTCCGGTATAGTAATCAGTTAAGTCCATATATAGATTAAGCGGCGTACTGGTACGCGCCATAAAACTTGCAACTTGTGATTCCAGCAGAATTATCCTCTCGTCATTATATTGAACATAGTTTGTCATTGCAGAGCTTGTGTTATATGGATCGGAACCGTTCAGTTTTAGAGTGAATCCGATGAAGCCGACCAGGGCTTCCTTGTTGTTCCGGTTCTTGTAAACTCCGATTGGAAACGAGCCGTAAATCAATTTATAAGCATCGTCTTCCTCAGCCGTTATCGAAACATTCGCACTTATATAACCGCCCGTTGCTAATTGAGCAGGCTTTTTCCAGCCGCCACTGGCTTTGAAATAGAAATCGTCACTGGTGTTGTCATAGTTATATCGCGTCCCGAGCGAAGTCCCGACTGTTATCACAGGCCATGTCGAAGTACCGTAAGTCGCTACCCATAAATAACGTGGATTGCTGTGCGTCGTTTTCAGGTACCCGAAACGAGGCGTGTCGCTGATGACAGGATACGGATGAAAATATCCGTAGCCTTGCGAGCCGTCAATCGTGACTTTCAGCCTTCTCCCGATGGAGCCAGTGACCGACATATTATGCAGAACATATTCCGTAGTCGATGAGTTGTATGCCTGCCTCTGGTAGAGGTACCAGTTCGGAAGGCTCGCGAGCTGCCAGACGGTCGGCCCGGAGATGACTTTGCTCGACAGAAGCTCAGCTTCCCAGTTGCCCCACCAACTCTGGACGTCGGACGGAACAAGAATGTCTCTTTGCTTCAATAAATAGTACATTTTTCAAACCTCAATCTGGGCCGGAAGAGTCTGGCCCTTTGTAAAAATCACATAGACTTGCTGGCCCGTAGTCAGGTCGGCATAATCGTCGTTCCAGCCCAATAATGATGCATTCATTATCAGCGTATCTCCTTCTTTATAAACCGTTACGCTGTAGCTTCCTCCGCCATTCGCCCCATTGATCGTCCCGAGATAAACATGCTTTGTTTCATCGCCACCGGACGGTGATGCGGACCCCAGATTGACTATTGCCCATTTTTCGCCGGTGCCGGATTCTTTCCATAATATTCGAACGGCTCCGGAATCGGAAGATTTCAATCCGTCAGCCGAGGCCTCGGCATATTCATGGCTCTCGCTCGAGACGTTTATTTTTGCCGGAGTAATCCCCGCGACCAGCGCGATGCCGCACTCTTTCTTCGCAAGCGGCTTCTGCAGGACAGCAAATGGCTTGTCTTTGTTCGATCCCGAGAGAGGAACAGCCTCAAAAACAGGCGTTTTATTCCTGAACTCCTGCTCGTTATCCGTGGGTGTGATTATCAGGTCTCCGATGCACACGAGGGCAAACTGTCCCAGCGCTTCATCGGTTCCGTTGCGAAGCATGACCGTCCCGGACTTGGTGTCGCGGCGACCCGTCTGGCTGTTCATATCGGCCTGTCTCTGCTTCACAAATTCAGCCGCGTTAATGAACGAATTCCAAGTCTCCGCCTTGACGCTGAACTTTTCTCTTGATTTAACCTTTTTCATATCTCAAGTTCCTATCCCTAAAATTCCGAAATTTGAAACCTTGTAAACCCGCTCGACATAGACGGCGACCGGCTTTTTGAGCAGTGTTTTCTTCTCGTCGTCGACATGATCCGCATACCTGACCCACATGTAGTCCCAACCATATTTCTGGCTGACCGTGATATCGCCCACCTTGAAATTTTTCCTATTCGGCGACACCGCGAACTTGTACGTAACCTCCCACTGTGAGCTCGAACTGTCGCCTTTTCTCGTTCCGCTTGCCCCCAGGAAAAGAACCTCGCCGGGATCGTAGCCACGGAACGAGCCGTTGTTCATCGTCCCGGTTATGGTCGAGACATTTTTCTTGTACGTCGTCGAGATCGTGGTGTCATCAAGATAATGAGTCTCTGCAAAATTCGACACCGGCTGGACGATGTCGACACCCGCCACGGCATCGCCGTCATAACCGATTGCTCCGCCTAAGCTTGGCGCGTCATTCGGGTACTTGCCGACGGTCAGAAGCGACTGTGTTATGTGCTGGGTTCCGCCGCCCGTATCGAACGAATAAACAGGCTCAACCTCAGTTTCAGAATCATCATTTGAATCTTCGCTTTCCTTGTACCTGACAACAACCTTGAACGTCGTTTCATTGATCCTCTCGTCGTTCTCAACCGAGTCCAGAACCAGCCCATTGAACGTCGCTGAAGCAACATTAAAAACACACTGAACAGCCTCGTCTTCATCCTCCGCCCCAAACACAAAATACGGGACATCGGCGGTCGTATAAGCCCCGTCGCTCCCCATTGCCTGAGTCCGGTCGAAAAATGCTTGTTCTACTCGCACCATTATCTTGAGCCTTTTAAACTTTTATACTCGAAAGAAAAATCTAAAAACTTCATTTTGGCTATTGACATTATATCAATTTTGATATATTCTTTATAAGAGAGGCTTGTATGTTCAGTATTTTTTATTACAATCAGAGCGTGAAAAATGATGTCGAGGATTTTCCGGCTGGAATCAAAAAGCGCTATTTCAATCTCGCAGACAGAATGATTGAATATGGCCCCAACCTCGGAGAACCTCACACAAAAGCTCTCGGCGATGGACTTTTTGAAATAAGAGCAAAAGGTCAGGAAGGTATAGGCCGGGCGTTTTACTGTACTGTCATTGGGAAGAAAATTGTTGTCCTGCATGCTTTTATAAAAAAGTCTCAGAAAACGCCTAAAAACGACTTGGATACGGCAAGAAAAAGAATGAAGGAGGTGCAAAATGCGTGGAAATAGAACAGAAGGATTCAAGCCTGTCACACATGACAGAGAAGCAATGCTCGCCAAGGCGATGAAGAACGCCGATTTCACAAAGAAATGGAATGAAATTGATCCCGAAATATCCGCACTTGACATCGTCCTTAAAGCACGAAAAAAAGCCGGCATTACCCAGAAGGAAATAGCTCGGAAGATGCATACTAGCCAGGCAGCCGTCGCTCGTATTGAACGACTTGCGTCCGGGAACACAAAAACGCTTCCCAGCATGATGTCACTGAAAAAATATGCAGCAGCTCTTGGATTCAGAGTTAAGATAGATTTTGAACTCACTAAGTAATTCCTTTTTACTGTCATTTTTATCTTGTTCCTCACTCAAAAACCATTTCATCGGAGGAACTTTGCTTCTCCAGAAGCTGGTTTGTTTTCTTTGTGTTTTTCGCGGTTTCCTCGACGGCTTTCGCTGTCCTTTCGGAAGCATTCCCGGCAGACAACGAACGCACGGACGCGGCATAGAACGAGCCTGCGACATCGACTTTTCCCTTCGCAACATCAAGTTGGGATGAAGCTCCCTTCATAGCATCCTTCAGGCTTCCTAAATTGAGGCTGCGCCCGCTGCCGCTTTTGAGGTTGCCGGACTCCGTCCGTTTGCTTTTCGCTTCCTCGATTGCGGCTTTCCATTCGGACCTTGCGGCTTCCAGTTTCTTCTGCGATTCGGCAAGCTCGTCGGCATATTCCTGTTGCTGATTGCGGAGATCATCCGACATCATGCCGCCGAGGAAGTTCTCCGTTGCTTGACGTCGGTTCTCAATTTCAGCAATTTTACTGCTCCGGTCGGACTCAACTTTCGCAAGGGCATCATCCTGGACGTTATTCTTTTGAGAGGTTTCAAGGTCGACCTGAGCTTTCGCCGCTTCCACATCAATCGACTGGTCAAACATTCCGATAATGTCGAGCCATTTCTTGGTAAGAAATCCGTAGACTTCATTCCATGTCTTTATTATGGTACCCGTAAATTTTGTCCAAAAGCCGGTGAGAAAACTCACAGTATTCACCCACTCTTTCCGGAGTCCTGCCCAGCTGTCGTTGATGATAGCGAGCGATCCGAGGAAAATCTCACTCGTCGTTTTCTGATACCATGACTTGAACTCAATCCAGAGCGTTTTCAGTAAATTGACGCCGCTTTGCCAGGCGACCAGAAGCGATGTCCAAAGTATCTTCGCCGCAAGCGTGAAATCACCAGCCGTCATGGCGTTTTTTATTGCATCAAAAGACTTCATCGCAAAATCCTTTAACGCCTGGAACTTTTCACTCAGCCAGCCGAGCATTTTGCCGCCAAGTCCAGTATAATAAAGGATGGCAATTCCCAGTCCCGCAATGGCAGTAACGACAAGTCCGATGGGGGAGAGAATGGCTCCGATTATCGTTATAAGAATGCTGATCGTCGTTCCGACTCCGGCAATGACTGCCGAGATGCCGCCGAACACAAAAGCCACGCTCTTTGCAATCGTCCCGATGACGATAAGCGCCGTACCAGCCGCCGCTATCGCACCAACGATTTTCAAGGCCGAAATGACGACCTCTTTATTGTTCGCAATCCACTCGCGAATCAGCCCCATATAACGAACGACTGTCTTTGACATCCGTTTGATTGAACCCGATAACGCTTCGCCTATTTCGACAAAAATCGCGATCCCTGCCTGTTTCATTCTGGCGAGAGCCAACGACAAGGTGTTGCTCATCTTTTTATATGCTCGGTCGGCGGCGCCAGCACGCTTCTGCATGACCTGGATGTCTTCGATGAAACCCTTCATATTTTGAATGGCCGGAAGTACGCCTCGCAATGCCCTTACATTGGGAAATAATGTGCTTATATCGTCCGGCGACAATTTCGATATCTTCTGAAAGACTCCCAATAATCCGCCGCTTTTGATAGTGGCAGATGACATTTCAAAACCAAGTTTCCTGGCGTATTCCGCAGCCTCTTTTGAGGGAGAAAGAAAACTCGTAATGATGGCATTCAAGGCGGTAACCGCATTGTCGGTATTTACCCCATTTCGGGTCATTGTTGCAATGGCGGCGCCGAACTCGTCCATGCCGACACCGGCAGTCGCGGCAGTCGTCGCAACCATCCCGACAGCAGGCGCCAATTCAGCAAAAGTAGTTTTTCCCTTTTTGACCACGGAAAAAAGCCAATCCGAAACATCACCCGCACGGCTTGCCGACAACCCGTAAGCATTTAGGATTGTGGTTATTGCATCGGCGGCAATGCCGGTATCCGTTACCCCGGCCTTTGCCGCTTTTGCGGAAATACCAAGGACGTAAAGAGCTTTCTCGGCAGGTATTGACGCTGATAAAATATCATATAAACCTTTTGCCAGCGTTCCCGTGTCCTCACCGAATTTTATGGACATATCCGTGACGCCTTTTTTGAAAGCTCCCATGAATTTATCAGGCTGATCGAGCATGGTTGAAACGTTCGCCATCTCCTCTTCAAAATCGGCGGCCGCCTTTACTCCCAGCGCAAAAGGCGCAGCCATGACGAGGCTCGCTTCAAGCAGCTTCTTGCCCATATGCGTAGCAGATTCGCTGAAGGCTTTCAGCTTTTTCTGAGCGCCGTTCAGCCCTCGGACAAGCCTGTTGTCCTGCATAAAAAGCTCGACATAAGCCGCGCCTGCTTTGATGTTAGTTCCTGCACTCATTCAATTTTCCTATCTACAAAAACGTCTTTCAAAATTCTCAGTCCTTTTCCGCGAAGGACTGTTTTCTTTTTCTGTTCATGCGGATTCAGTTCCTTGGGACTTACCGCACGGCGCTTTTTCGAGTCGCGATTGACGTTGATTATCAGAGCCAGAATAGCCGACGTGTGATTCCAATTGTCCCTGCTCTTCGCCTCGGCCATGATCAGCAACTCTTTCAGCGTCAAGGGGTCAGGATTGACTCCGATGATTCCGGCAAGTTCCCAGAGAAATCGGTAATATTCTTCAGCGCGTCCTCGATTCTCTTTTCGAAGATTGGACTGTCCAGATATTTGTCCGCCGTCTCGACGGCTCGGGTCTGCACCTTTTTGAATTTCTCCACCGCTTTGCGAAGTACCTGGCGCTTCGCATCCGGGAAAAAATCAACCAGCTCCTCAAGCAGCGCGACGGTCGCGTGTTCAATCACGTCGCCAGCCATCGACTGTCCGAATTGCTCGTCGCTGACATTTCGCTTGTCAGCGTCGGGCTTGCATATTGCGTAAATAACGTCGCATAAAAGCATTGGATCGGTTGCAAGTCTTTGGATGAGATCGCTCTCCACGGCATCCATGAGATTCAGATTCAGCAGCGTTTTGACCCTTTTCATTGCTGCGACATTGACAGATACATTCCATGACCGTCCTTCGTTGTCTTTAAATGTTTTCATTATGGGGTTGCCTCCTTCCATTGGGGTGCTCTTGTGGAGTAAGTCGGCTTGGCCGTGACACTTACGGTCATAGCCTCTTCGAGCGGTTCCGACCTCGAAAAACTTGTAATAGCGAAGTCGGCGTCGAGTCCTTCTCCATCCTCTCCATCGAGAATGGCAAGCGCGATCGCCGACCCGCTGAAATAAGCATTTTTGATTGCGACAAATCCGGCATTCGCCGAATCCCAGACCATTTCCCATTCTATCGAAGCATCCTTCAAAGCCGCTACTGTTGCACGCCATCCGTTGTTTGCACGGGTGGTTACATCGGCTTCGGACGATTCGAGATTTAACGTCACATCTTTTGCATTTTTGAGTTCAGTTGTAGCCGTATTTCCGGCATCGCCGTAATACAGCTTCCCTTCCAATCCTAGTTTAAACATATCGAATTACCTCCGTTATTTACTTGACAGCACTTGCCCATAATTTGGACACCTTCCGTCTATTCTTATCCAAGGCTGGCTGCATAAATGCACGTTTCGGATACCTGTTTCCTCTAAAAAATCCACCATATTCATGGGCCATTCCGGAACGTCCGACCATCGTGTATGTCGGGCCGATTACAACACTCTCATTTCCCTTGTCGACCGTATAACGCAGCGACCGTTTCAACTGTCCGCGTCTCGTATGAGGTGGCGAACCTGCCATCGAAGCGCTTCGATTCCTTTTTATGCTCTGTTTCGCCGCCAGACGAATTACCGCACCGGCATGTCCGAGGTTTTTGAACGAGGCCTTTTTCGCCGCGTTTTTGATTTTCTTCGGATGAAAATCCCACTTGATTCTGAAGTCGAACATCAGAACACCTTAAACGTTAGAGTTAAAACACTTGTGAACTGCCGAAACTGCCGCAGATGCTCTGCGTCATAAATCGGATCGTTCTCCTTTTTTACACACACGGCATTAGGATATCCATCCAGCCTCTCGGCTTTGAACAAGCGCTCTATGTCCTCGACGAGTTTCAGAAGTCCGTCCAGTTCCGAATCATCAGAAATCTTTTTCATGACGCCGATATCGACCTCGATTTCATCACTCGCGTGGCTCCTGGTATCCTGAGTTATTTTCCTGGACTTCGGGACAACCGAAACCTTGAGAGTCTTTAAATCCTTGAGCTCGAAAATGGGCAGTAAAGTCCTCTCAGCGACAAGCCCAGGAACAAGGTTCGCATTGGTTATTTTTGCCGCCACAGCATCCGCGATATCCGTTAGTTTCGACATGCTTCACCTCATGATATTTGCGATTATCGAGCCTATTGCGGAAAGCAATGCGAGTATCGCAGCCCCAGCCGCCGACAGGATGGTTTTCTGCATATCCGAGGCGGCTTTACAAGGCGGATGATGGTGTATTCCGCTATCTCCGATATGCATTTTAAGCATTCCTTTTATCTCCGCGAGGTCAAGTCTTACATCGTTGATTACTATCCATAAATCGCGATGATCCGGATTTTCATTTCCGTTCGGCATAACTATTCCTTTCCTGTTAATTTTGTATGAATCCGCAACGTGTTTCGATACGTGTCAGAGTATCTCCATTCCGGCTCGTTTGCCGGAGCCATGACCTCATAAATGAAACCGTCATCGATAACCTCATCGCCTTTTTGCGGTGTGATGATTATCCCATTTATGAGGAGATCAGCAGAACTGATCAAATAATCACGACTCTCGTAATGGACAATTCTTCCGTAATCATCTTCGATACTGAAGATGGTTTTGCCAATGGTGGCCGGGACAGTGAAAGAGGCTCCGCCGCCGTTCCCTTTTTTGTAAAGAACAAGCGAAGTGAGATGCTTCTTTCGCTGAGATTCCAGCCATGACAATGCGTTTTTCAGGATGTCTACCATCGGCGTTTTCTCCTACTGTTTCAGGCGGATACGTACTGTCGTATCTGCATCAACTGCGGCGGCGATAGGCCTTCCGAGCTGGATATTCGCGCCGGAATTACTGTCGGTCGTAACCACCTGGTTCGTTGCATCCCAATAAACGGTCACACCGATTGCGATGGCTGTTCCGGTTCCCGACGCTTTCGGCATATCGAAAACGCCGACAAGCGCCAGCGCACCGAGTTCACCCGACTTGATATCGAGCTTCGCGATCCCCAGCAGATTTGCCCCAATTATTAACACATCGCCAGCGCCCACATCGGCACTGGGAGTGTGGTCTATCGAATCACCTCTTTGTAGATAAACTGCTTTCATATTTTTTACCTTCCCTTAATTGTTTTTCATTGCTTACAGCCCGTTGGACTTGACCATTCCACGGAAATCCTGCTCGCGTATTCCGAGATCGAAATAGACCCTGAACCACTGTCCGAGAGTGTTGAAGTCCGTATCGCCGACTTCAACGGTCGGAGTCCGCTTGCCGCGCAAGTACCCTATCTCGAAAGTATCTATCTGAGAAGGATTTCCGAAGAGATACCATGCTTTGGGACTGGCGTTTGTGTAGGTCGAATTCGAAAGATGCGGCGCGCTAACAACCTGCAGATTTTCATCGGCAAGAACGTTCAGTGCCGGACGGATTGCCTGGGTTTCGCCGCCTCCCATTATGAGCGTTGCGCCTTTCGTCAATTCGATGGCGGTGTGCTTCAACGCAGTCGGAACGACAAGGAACGCAGGCTCGATATTGATGGGTTGATCATCGGCATCTGTCTGGTCGAGGAATATCTGGACAGCCTTTCGCAGTCCTTCAAAATTGAGCGTGGTGTCAGCTCCTTCCATATAGTTTTTGTGTTCAGAATGAAAGAGCTTCTTGCCATCCGACTGGTCGGGATTTTCCATGAGTCTTTTGAAAAAGAGCTGGTCGATCAGACGAGCGGCTCGATTGCCCATCGCCACAGGAACTTTCATGAACGCGCCCAGATCGTCATTGATGATCATGCGCCTCGTGAGGCAGAATTTCTTGCCGTAAGTGTCGAGCTGATTTAGTGCCTTCTCCTCTTTTTGTTTGCCTTCTTTGATCTCGCCGCCGTCCGGTACGCGCTCAAGATCACCCACATCAGTAAGGCGGAAACGTTCGTTTTCCTTGAAGTCGGAAAGATCGCCTTCGCTGCAAAGTTTTGTGGCAATAACCGGCTGTGCGCTGTAACTTTGCAAAAGCTTCTTGTTTGCGACATTGGACAATATTCCCGGCAGAGACACCGTCGAAAACGCCGCCTGTATCGTCTCATTACCGAACGAACGAGGCACCGGTGCGCCTTCCAGTTTCAGGCACTCGACAAGCAGCATCTGGAGCGGCATATCGTTTTCCTTCCAAGCCGTTTCAACTGCTTCATCTCCATATTGTTTGAGAAGTTCGTTCCCGGAAATACCAATCCTCATGCACATGGCCGCTTCGAGCGTTTTCCTGTGCTGGACACCTTCCGGTTTTCTCTTTACAGTGATGTTCACATCAGCCGCAGGACGCTTCTCCCGGATGCCCTTCAAAACTTTCTGGGAAGTTTCCTCGAGAGTCCATCCGGCAAAGATTGCGTCTTTCTCGATTTCCGGGAATTCTCCTGCGCAAATTGACTGAATTTTTGCCACTCTTTCACGTTCCTGGCGGATCGTCATAAGCGCAATATCAGCATCGGCAATGACCTGATTTTCGGTTTTCGGTTTTTCGGGTTTTGCCTCAAAACTCTTTTCTTTACCCATTTCTTCTCCTTCTTTAGGTGTTAAACTGAAACTTGCGGCGACACTCATGCGGGTCGACATATCTGCTCCAACCGCAACAACCGAGACCTCGCGCAGGACCGATTTTTTGATGTGTGTAAACGGCCCTGCGATCGCCTGTCCGTTTACAACACGCTTGTCGCTTACAAGCTCCGATTCAGCGACTTCCGCGCCGATAGAGAGTTGCCAGTCGGCGCCGGACTTTGCCTGTTCTACGATGCCATCCGCCTGTTCGCCTTTGGCCACGATTTCGCCTTCGATTGTCAGTGTATTTTCCTCTACCTTTGCCGAGATCATCCCGACTCTCGAAGATGTGCGGTTTTCGTGGTTCAATAGCAGCGGAACCTGTTCCGGTATCTGCATCCCGGCGAGGTCGACGACAATCGGATTCTTCCAGCCCGGAATGCTCATCTTCCCGCCACTGTATGCCAGTCCGATTACCTTAGGTTTGCCGCCTTCGGCTGCCGCTTCAATCATTAAGAATTCTTTACCCATTTTTAAATCCTTTCTATTTTGATGTTTATTTATTATCCGCATTTATTACTTAACTATTCTTCATCCGTTACCTCCTCTTTGTCTTTATTTTTATTATTCGAAGGAATCGCTTCTTCTTCAGTCAAGCCCAACTCTTTCATCAGCTTCTTTTCTCTTGCCCTCTGACGAATTTCAGTTTCCCAATCCTTACCCTGAAGAGCGTATTCCGTGGCAAATGTCGTCACGTTGTTTTTGAGCCTGATTTCCTGACCTCTGGCTTCTTTCAACGGGTCAACGTGCTGTGTCCCGTCAAAAAACCAGGTATGCGGTGGCAAGGAATACCGCATAGTTATTTCAATCTCAGGATGCAGCAAAAAATATTCCCTCAACCAGAGCGCCAATATTTTGTCAAGTATCACGGATGCAATGAACGTCTGATCCACGCGGATAGCCTTGAAATATCCCTGATGATCGAGGCGGCCGCTGGCGTAATTGTAGCCGGATGAATTCCCTTTTCCGATGTTGAAAGGCATCACGACGCAGCGAAGGATTTCTTCAAGAACTCTGTCCACATGCATCGCATGATTTGCTGAGGGCTGCTTGGGGTCAATCTGCCCCATTTTCCAACCGCCGGGCAGCGTCAATAGCATGTTCCTGTCAAGTTCGACCAGCGCCATCGGCTCCATGTATTCCGCCTCTCCATTTGGAGGCGCATCAGTATAAAGAATTCCCGAAAAAGAAGCGGCGGCTTCGGCTGCGGAAAGTACTGCCTGTGAATACCTTCTGAGATACGCAAAGAGCCCCAAAGCAGGCGTGATTTCCGAAATGCCGCGGTGGAGGCCGGGGCGATCCATTCTGAAACAATGGAGCATAAATTCAGCCGGGATATTCAATGCGGCATTGTTGTAATTATAACTGCTGCCACCAGGATGATATTTCAAAATACGATAAGAAATCGGATTCCCGAAACTGTCAAAAAATATTCCGTCGATTTCGTTGTCATCCCTACTTATATAGAAGCCGCTCGTAACCTGATCAGACTCAATTAACATGACGTCAAGCTTCACATCGTGCATGACTTTAGGATTGGTTCCCATTACCCCAAAAGTTTCTCCGTCCTGGCATCGCGCCATTCTCATCGTGCGCAATTTTTCAGGTAATCTCACTGCGGTTGTCCACATCATGAAATCCCGTTCAACGCATCGGTTCAAATCCTCGGATTCCGTAAGCATTTGAAGACGCGGCCCCGTTCCTATAGTGTCATTCGCAAGGGTCAGGAGAATCCCTTTTGCGTATGAATTATTGGATACCTCATAACGCGCCCGATTACGAAGTGTTCGTCTGACTTCCGGCGATGCTTCTGCGTCCGCACTCAGACTTTCCGCCGCCGCCCAGTGGCGCCGATTCTCGTGAGTGGTCTGCGCCGCATCGAAACGCGCCCGTACCTGACGTTGCCAGCCTGCAGTCTTTTGCAGTGGAGCAATCGACCGAGCCCCGTTTTCGCCAGACCATTTTTTCCCGTTCGGCAGGTAAATAAATGTATTTTCCGCGTCCACTATTATGCTCCTCCCGGAGGAACGAGTCTGGAGATTTTTATACCGACACCTCTGCTTTTCATAGCCTTTTTCGAGTTCAGATAACGGTCCGCCGCTATCTGGTCGGCGATAGAATGCTGTTCGACTTTCTGCCCGTCGCTCTCGGCTGACTTCGGCCCGACGGCATTCTCCTTTATCGATTTTTCAATTTCACTTTCCGGCATTTTCAATTCCCCTTGTCCTGCTGACTGTTTTCTTCCTGAAGAAGCTTGATCAGTTCCTGGATCTGCTCCCGTGAAAGGCGTTTTTTGATTATGCGCAAAACCTTCTTGACATTGCCGATTTCTTCCTCGGCCTTGTCCAAAGATTCCGGACTGCCTTTCGGAGGATTTTTCGTCTTGGTGTATGCCTTGTTGATTGACATTTTTCCTAATTTGACCGCTTCCTTGATTTCATCAGGTGCGTTGTCGAGAACGGCTCTTGCTCGTTCAACCTTGCGAGAAGAAATGCCCAATGTTTGAGCCGTGTCATTTGAGGATTTTCCGAAATTAGCGCCACATGGCGCTAATTTTTCCTTACTGGGACGCCCCGTCATCTTTCTCTTGTCCAATTCGGAAATGCATTGAAGTATCTCCTGATCGCAGAGATTGCGGCGGTTCCGTTGACACTTTATGGCATACTCCAGTGCCGCTCTCTCATTGGGAAAATCCTTCATGACAGTCGGAATGTCTTTTATCTTTGCAATCTCAGCGGCCCTCAACCTGGTATGCCCGTCGACAACAGTGAGTCCGCACTTCCGCCAGAGGACAACCGGTCTGCTTTTGTCAAAGCCGTTTTCCTTTATATCCTTAACGATTTCGTTCAGAATATTTTCCCTGATCGGAAAAAGATCCTTGAACGGCGATCTGGTTGTTATATCTACGACAAGCATTTAAATCACCTCCGGGAAACTGTCATCTGGATGCCATGCCAGATTTTTGATGTTCTGCATTTTTCGGCAATAGTTCCATGCCTTGAAAATCAATGCGATAAGTTCACGTGCCGGAATGTCCGCCCTTCTGTTTGTATTTCTGAAAAGACGGTTGCGCAGCGCCAGTACCGGATGCCCGGCATGAAGGTCTTCTCCGCAAAGAAGCTGCTTGAAGAACAAGTCGGCGGCCTTCTGTGATTTTCCGGCAAAGACAAAATGACAGAATGCCAGTACCGAAGAACTGCAAAGCCTGCCGCCCGTCGCAACCTTTGCAACGCTGCTTTTTATTTCAGGATGCAGTTCAAGGAAGTTCAACAGCGCCTGGTTATAAACGTATGGCACGCTCGAACAACTCAGTGACGGGTCAATATCAAAGTAGATATATGCGATGCGCAGTGCGGCAGCCAGAGTGTTGCTGCGTTTGCATTCGAGAATATTCAATACCTGTCCGGCGGTGCGTTTGCTGCCCTGGTCGATGCTGCTGAAGTTTTCCTCCTTGATCCCGTAAACAATCATCATTGGTATCGTTATACCGCTCATTGAAATAGCTTTGAGGCGGTTCTGTCCGTCGAGAAGGACTCCGTTCTCGGAAAAAATGATGGGTTCGCCGTTGAATCTCCAGTTCCCGGCCTTCATGATTCGCGCATAGCGTTCGTTGACGACCTTGCTTATGCGGCGGTTCTTTGTGTTGTGTTCCAGAAAGATTTCCGCCATTTCAGGGGTGACGTGAACGGCCTCGGTCAACCCGTTGAAGTTTATTCTCTTGGCCCCGAGAATCGCATCCATGACTTCATGATCTTTGAAGTCCGCTGCCAGTTCCTGCTCATTGTGTGTGTGTTCCATTCTTCTTTTCCTTTTTGTTGTTGAAAATTTTTATTTGCCTTTGAGCTTTCCTTTTTTCTTCATCCTTATGATTCCCGCCGCCAGTATCGCCGAAATTTCCACGATTCCCGATGATTCTTGTTTATCCTTTTGCATAGCATCTAACCTTTCGAATTCTGGTTGCTGTGCAATACATACAAAACAATTGGAAAAACGGTCTGTTCAAACATGAGAATTCGTCAGTACTTATGGCCGCCTTCAATGTCCAAAGTTCTGGTTGCTGTGCAATACATACAAAACAATTGGAAAAACGGTCTGAAGTCATTACGTAAAAAAAGCGGCATCCGTGATGGATGCCGCTTTTCAGGGAGAATATTGAGTAGGAATCAGGTCAGGAGTGAAGTTTGCAGATTTCTTTTGCCGCGATCATGACTTCTTTTCTTATAGATTCGGGTTCGATGACCACGGCCTTACCCTGCTGGTATAAAGTCCAGTGTATGAGTTCGGGAATGGTTACGCTTGGAACGTTTAACAAAAACTTTCCGTCATCAAGCCTTTCCATCGTCTGCTTTGTATTCAGAGGATTGGTTTCCAGAAAGCTTTTCAATGACTTGTCACAGATTATTTTGACGTTCTCAACTCTTTCAAAGGCGAGGAAATTGTCCCGGCTTATCTGATTGATGATCTTATCGTCCGGCTCAAAGAACTTGCCCGCTTTTTCAGCAGAGCATATGCGGTGAAGCGCAAAAGTCCTGATCTGATTTCGTTTGAGACAAAAAGTTTTTACATACCATGAGGAATCGAAGAAAACCAATGCATGCGGTTCTACCCGTCTTTCGCTTCTGGCGCCATCGACCGCTTCGTAAACGATATCGACAGCCTCGTGATCGCGCCAGCACTCGAACAGGGTCATGAACATATTTGCATTGATGGAGACATTCAGCCCGGCAAAAACAGTCAGGGACTTGACGAACGCATTGTCGAGAAAGTCGGGATTATTGGTGGAAAGTTGAAAGTCGACCGCAGCTCGGATGCGGCTTCTCAAAGGTTCCGGGAAGATTTCTTCGGCTATTCTCGCACCGAGTACGGAAGCAAGCATCTCATTTTCGTCAAGAACTGCCGGACATGAAAAGTTCCATCCATGATGCTTAAGGTAGTAACCGTTCTTTTTTCTGTCGAAGCCCAGCGGGCAGTTAAACTCGTCCGCAAGTGCTTTCATATCGCGCTTCACCGTTTCTTTCGAACACGCGATATTCAGTCCGTGGAGTTCTTCCATTTTGCTGAATTCCTTTACAAGCGAAGCACTGTTTGGATAACGGTTTTCCTTGAGCAGCGAAACGATCCGCGTAAGCCGGTGGAGCTGTTTTTTATTGAATCCCATCTTAAGTCACCATTTTTTTTCGGGTGTCATGTTTAGAGGTGTCATATTTTGACACTGCATTAAATATATACTGCCTTTGATGATAAAAACATGTCATCGGAGTAAAAACTTAAAAAAACGAGGTGCAGAAAATGATGGTAAGTGCAGACCGTTCGTCGCATCAATTGTGCGAACTCTCCGTAATCGGCGGGTTCCTTGACGGCGTGAAATTCGATTTTTCACAGGGGCTGAACTGTATAATCGGAGCCAGAGGAACGGGCAAGACAACAGCTTTGGAATTAATCCGTTACGCGATGGGGAAAATGCCTGAAAGTCCGGCAGCAGGCAAACGCCTTGAATCCCTTGTCGACGCCAATCTCAACGGCGGACGTATTGAGCTTAAAATCAGGACGAAAGACGGATTGAACTATATCGTCAGTCGGGTTTGCGGAGAGGCACCGGTAGTATTGGACACAAGCAGTCAGCCGACCGGACTGACCCTGAGGAACGGCAGTTTTTTCAAAATCGACGTATACAGCCAGAACGAGGTGGAAAACATGGCGGACGACCCGCTTTCCCAACTGAACCTCATAGATAATTTCGAACCGGAAAAGCTCTCTGAAATAGAGCGCCAGATACGGAAAGTAAAATCGGACCTGGCATCCAACTCGAACACTCTTATTCCTTTATATGAACGGCGCAGGATGTTGAACGAGTCAGTTGGGACGCTCCCGGCAATAGAAGAAAAGCTGAAGTCATTCGCTGCGGAAAATGGAGAAAATTCAGAAGAAATAAACAGGGCGCATGCGCTGAAGGGGCAGCGGGATCGTGAACGAAGAAGCATGGATGCGGGTCATAAACTTCTTGCCGATGCGGAATCGTACATATCCGGCAGCATTCACTATATTCATGATAATCTTCAGAACATTTTCTCAAAGGATATCATTACCGGCTGCAATGCTCAGGTCATACAGGATGCAATGTCGGATCTGCTTTCATGCGGGGAAAACATCGATATGAAAATAAATCAGTTGCGTGGACTGATAAAGGAAACTCTTGAAAAATTATCAGGCCATTCGGCACGGATTGAACACTTGCACACACAGCAGGAAATGCAGTTCAGGAGCTTGATAGAAAAGCATCGTGAAAACCAGGACAAGGCAACGGAAAGAATAAAGCTGGAAAAGCGGCGCAATGAACTTCTTGGAACCAAAAATGAGTTGGGCGAAATAGATAAGAAAATTAAAAACCTTAAAGACGAAAGAACCCTTATGCTTTCAGAACTTTCCTCTCACCGGGATAAAAGGTTCCGCCTCAGAGAAATGATAGTTGACAGAATCAACAGCAAACTGATGCCCGCAGTCCGTGTCTCAATAAATCAGTACGGAAACCGGGGGAAATACAGTGATTTTCTTGGGGAATGCCTGAAGAACGGACACATGCAATATCGCAAGCCTGCGGAGAAAATCGCACACGCATTCTGGCCCTCTGATATCGCATCTGTGATAAGGGAAAAGAAGACCGTAGAACTTATGGAACGAGCAGAATTAAGTGAGAACATGGCAAAACAGGCACTTGAAGCACTTAGAAAAGTTGAAGTTCTTCACAAGCTTGAGGTAATCGACTTGCCTGACCAGCCGCTGATAGAACTTAACGACCACGGCAACTATAAAACGACCGCATCGCTTTCCACCGGACAGAAATGCAATACGATCCTGCCGATACTGCTCCTTGACAGCGACAGTCCGCTTTTGATAGACCAGCCGGAAGACAACCTCGATAATGGCTTTGTCCACAACACGATAGTCGAAAGCATCTGCAAAATGAAAGGCCGCCGCCAGATGGTATTCGTAACACACAACCCGAATATTCCGGTACTTGGAGATGCCGAGCGTATTTTCGTGCTTGAGTCGGACGGAACGGTAGCATCAATGCGGAATTCGGGTGGAGTTGATGAGTGCAAGGAGGAAATCGTCTCGCTTCTGGAAGGCGGGGAACAGGCGTTCAAAAAGCGCAAAGTACGTTATTCATATTAATATAAGGAAAAGCTCGATGAACGAATTAAAAGGATTTACAGAAAACGATCTGAATGGCCTTGATTGGCCGGAACGCCGCAAATTTGCCCAGCAGCTCTGCGAACACATAAAGTCCGGTGATAGAAGCGAAGAGCGCCTTCGCCTCTTCGAAAGACTGGCGCTCGATCCCAAGTGGGAAGTTCGTCTCGATATTGCACATAATCTGCTGAATATTCCCGAAGAGCGCTTCTGGAAATTAGTCCCGACGCTGGAAAAGGATACAAACTCATTTGTTTTGAATGCTCTAAAAAGGGCAGTCAACAAGCTGGCATGCAAAAAGAAGGAGCGGAAAAAGTATGAAAAGAGTCTGGGCTGCATAGACGGAATGCGTTTGAAAATCAAAAAGCAGCATGGCCCTGAGGCGGCTGAAAAGGCGTTCCGGATGACCGAGCGGCTTTACGATGTAATGAACGGATCGATTGTTCACGATATGCTGGGAATCCTGACTCCGATAAAGTCCGGAGCCGAGACAATAAGCATATGCTTCGATGAAGGATGGGACGATCGGGAAAAAATCGGACGGGCGTTAAACTCCATGTCAAAATGCATATACCTGATGGAGCGCCTCCTTGGCGACATGCGTTCTTATTCCAAGCAGACGCCGAGGGAAAGAAAAACCGAACGGCTGATTGATGTCGTAAATGAATCGCACAAACTTGCGTTGGACTTTTTCGAGTCTAAAGACATGGATGTGCACCACATAAGTCTGGGAATAGATATAACGGAAAATATAACTCTCGATATCGCCCGGCATCAGATCGTCGAGGTATTTTATAATCTCATCAGAAACGCTTATGAATCTTTCGCGACCGGACCCGGATCTTTCAGGTCTGGCGGAATAAGCGTATCCGCAGAAATAGCGAACGGCAATTCTGTGAGAATTGCAGTTTCGGATAACGGAATGGGCCTTAATGAAGATGAGCTTTGCCATGTCCGGCGCTTCGTTCCAGGCGGAACTTCCAAAAAAATGACAGGTACCGGATTCGGATTGCCGATTGCCAGAAGGAAGATTTCCGACCATGGCGGGACATTGGAAATCGACAGCGAAGAAGGAGAAGAAACAACGGTTACGGTTACGCTGCCACTGAAAAACGGGAGGAACGATAATAATGACACATGCTCTGATAGTTGACGATTCGCAGCAGATCATCGAAGATCTCCGCGACCGCCTGGATTCGCTGGGACACTCTTACGATAACGCGATGTCGCAATTAGAGGCTCTTGACCTTTTCAGCCGAAACACATATTCCTATATTCTGCTTGACCTGGAAATCCCTTTTATTTACGGCAAGCCAAGCAGGATACAAAACGGAAAAAACACGCTTGAATCCATAAGAAAAAGCGAGCGTGGAAGTTCAATTCCAGTAATAGTCATAACAAGCCACGGGCTTGACTCACATAAACTGGTGACTGAAGTCATGCGCTGCGGCGGAGCAGATGATTTCATGGGAAAACCATTTCCCAATATTGGAGAAACCCTCGAACAAAAAATCATGGACGTTTTGAAACAATACCCGGGAAAGGAGGAAGTCGTCCCACTATCTGAAAAAGTCGAAACTGAGGCGGTAAATGGGGTCAAGCTTCTCCTTGAGGCCAGGGACGGAAAAGAGTACTGGATATTGAACTCGTCCCCTCCGAAGCTGCTTTATAAGGCTTCCGCCGGAAAACGCGCGAAAGTGATGCGCGTCATATACGATTTCCAGCACCTTGACCTTATTCCCCATGACTATTTTCTGAGTCAATGCGGCTGGAAAGACCACGAGTATTTTCTGAAGGATGAACAGGGCAATTATAATGCCATGCGCGGCCCGATGAAAAACCATCTCTCCGAAATAAACAAGGCGCTGGGCGCAGATTGGAAAATCGAAAGAGGTGGGATAAGGATCAGATAAATTTTCAAAGAAGAAGTTCTTCTCGCACGGGGATGATTTTTCATCCCCGTGCTTTTTTTTATTTCCTATCCGATATTTGTCCCAAACTGTCCCGGATTGTCCCAAATCCTGTCCCGACTGAAGAAAATTCAAAAATAATTCAAAAATTTTCAGATTTGTTCTTGAGTTCAAATTAGGCCTTTTTAGTCTTCTAAAACCCTGTTCCGACCTGTCCCGGTTCTGTCCCGACTACTTGGGACACGCTGTCCCGAATTAAAATAAACTCCAGACAATCAAAACAGGAATTTTAACGAAAGGACATAACGTGAAAAAGAGTGAAGTTTCAGAAGGCGGACAAACGCTCATCGCCATCATGCAGAATGTGGGATATGGCCGCATCATGAACCTGAAGATCAGCGGCGGAGATATTTTCCTGACCGAGGACAGCATCTGGGAGCGGGATGTCAGATTCGGCAAAACCGAAGACAAACACGATTATCCGGGAAACCGTGATTATGAACTGAAAAAGCAGCTTGCCGATTTCTTCAGATACATCTCGGGAATCGACGAGGGCGAAATAAGCCGCCTCGAAATACAAGCAGGGCTTCCCAGTCTTATGCGCGAAAGGAGGAAAATAGCCTGAAAAAAGGGTTGGCTTCCCTCATGAAATAAATAACAGAAATTCGGTATTGGTCAATTAAACCGGCCGCAAAGCGGAGGTGATTGAGGATGCCGCCAGAAATGGCGAAATTCAATCATCTCCGCTTTTTCATTGGCGCGTGTCTTCGGCTCCTCCCGGCCATAAGCCAGGAGAAAAAGAAAATGGATACGGATTTTATCCCCGAAAGCATAGAGTCGAACATCAAGGCGAAGGCACGCATGTTCGTCAAGAAAAATAAACTTGCCGAGGTCGATATAGCAGACATCGAACAGGAACTAAGGATAGTCGTTGTAAAAGGGCTTCAAAAATATAACCCTGAGCTGGCATCGCCTGATACGTTCTGCGACAGGATCATCAGAAACAAGATCAAGAATCTCGCGAGAAAGCATTACTCCGAGAAAAACCTGATGATCCTCTATGCCGAACAACTCAAGGAAAACGATCAAGGGAATGCTTCGTCCCGACACAATGCGCTGGAAGAAAGTATGAATGTCGATTCCGCAATATCATTTCCTTTGCATGTAGCAGATCTCAAGTCCGATATAAACGCATTACTGGACAAAATGCCGGAAGAACTCAGGTCGTTTTGCATGGAAGCCGCCAAAGGGCTTTCTTTTAATCATATAGCAAGAGAAAAAAAGCTCAGCAAGTTCATGCTTTACAAGAAGTATCTGACCCCCATAAGGAAACTGTGCCGGAAGTTTTGCCTTCATGAATACCTTGATAAATCCATTGTGCTGAGGGGGCCGTCATGTGTTTAAGCCATAACTCAGACCGTTTTCTCAATTGCTTTGTATGTATTGCACAGCAACCAGAAAAAAATTCAAAAGGGAAGGACAAAATGGAATCGATAAACTGCATCATCAAGGAGTCGGAGGGGGAGTACCGGGCGAAACGGAAGGATTTCCTTTCCAGCCATGCGCTGGGGGATTTCAGGAAGTGTCCGGAGT